TAAAAGAGGAAGTAAAAGAAGAACCTAAACAAGAGGAAGAAGTGAAAGAGGCTAAAGCAGAAGATAAACCAACTAAAAAACAAGAAGCTAAACAAGAAAAAGCTAAACAAATTATGCAAAGTTTTGACAGTCAATATGATGCTGTAGCTCAATTAACTACATTAGCATTGGTTAATGCTTTAGGTGCAGATATTAAAACATATCAACAAATCCCAACACAAGTACAACCTACCTGGTATGAATCTAAAGATATATACGCTAATTCTATGTTACAAGATCCATTAGGTAACTATTTTGGTGTGCGTGATAGCTTAACTTTTAATAAATTAGTGGATATGCAGTATGAGTAATGAATTAGAATTTGCAGGAATTAAGTTTAGAGGCGGTAAATTAGTAGGGATATTAATAGCATTGTCAACATTAGTTGGTGGTGCTTATGGTGCATTTGAAGTGTATAAAGATTATATGGACATGAAAGAGGTTATAAAATCTTATGAACCACCTGATTTAACTGGGTTTGAAAGTCGTTTAAATGTATTTGAAGAAAAAACAACTAATTTAGAAACAGTATTAAATAATAAAATATCTAATATGGATAATACATTAGAAACTAAAATTGCTAATATGGAACAAATATTACAATCAGAAATATCTACTGCATTAGAACTTGTGCAATCAGCACAAGGTGATGCTAGAGATATTCGAAATGAACTTCGTAAGGATATTAATGAAGTTATGGATAATATAAGTGCTGTTGATAAAAGGTCAAGGTTAACAGAACAAGAAATACGAGGCAGTCAACGTACAGCAGAGAATGATGTAAGAACATTAATACAACATGCTGAAGATAGATTTGACGGTAAACGTACTGCTATAGAATCTGATGCTACTAGACGTAATGAAGCTATTGATGTTAAATTAAAAGAATTAGAAGATCGTTTAAGAGAAATGTTAACTAAAGCTTTAAATAATCCATTAGCAGGAAAATAATATGCAAAAAAAACCACTTACTAAAAATGATGTTGCTGTATTATCAGAAATAGATGCATTAAACATTAAATTTAATTTACATGAATATCATTGTGAACAAAATCGTAATGAAATATTAAAAAAAATAGATAGATTAGAAACAATTATTATTGCTTCTTATGGCAGTTTAATTTTATTTCTTGCAGGATTTGTGTTTACGTCTATAATTTAAAATATTAATAAATAAGGGGAAAAACTATGGATATGATTGTTGGTTTTTTTAACTCTGGCCCAGCTTGGATTGCCGCTATAACTGGTATAGTTACTGCGTGTACTGCAATTACTGCTCTGACACCAACTAAAAGTGATGATAAAATAATTAATTTTGTTCTTACTATTTTAAATGTTGTGTCTGGTAATATAGGCAAAAATCGTAATAAAGATTCATAATGGGTTGGTTATCGGCATTAGGTGGCATCGCCAAATTAGCGTCTAAGCTTTTTGGCTTTGTCCTTATGCGTAAGGCGGTACAAGCCGATGTTATGAAAGAGCAATTAGACGATATAAGGGTAGCTGATGAAGTTAAAAAGAAAATTAATGCTACTACTTCTAGTGCTAAGCGTAGCAAGTTGCGGAAGTATAGGAAGCGGAAATAAAGGTTACTGTATTATAAGTGGCCCAATTAATCCTACTGATGAAGATATAGATGTTATATCTGATGAGTTAGTAGATGATTTATTAATACATAATGAAATCTATGAAAGGTTATGTGAGTAATGTACGAATATCGTTGCACATTACGAAGGGTTATAGATGGAGATACAATCGTTGTTGATGTCGATTTGGGATTTAAAGTGTGGTTGCAGAAAGAACGAGTGCGATTATATGGAATTAACACGCCTGAAAGCCGCACAAGAAACTTGGCTGAAAAAAAGTTGGGTTTGGCTNCGAAGNCTAGGCTTAAAGAACTCTTGCCAAAAACCTTTATTGTAAGAACAGAAAAAGATGGTAAAGGTAAGTTTGGCAGAATACTTGGTATACCATTAGTTGATAATGTAAATATTTGTGACAAATTAATAGAAGAAGGTCATGCTAGAAGTTATTTTGGTTATGGGCCTAAAGAACCATGGGTATAAGGAGGAATTATGTTTGAATGGTTAAACGGTTGGTTTACACCTAAATCTAATCAAGTAGATTTAAATAAATTAACTAAAGTACAATTAGAAGCTAAAGGTCGAGAAATTGGCATTGAGCTTGATAGACGATTAAAAAAAAATAAATTAATAAAACAATTAGAAAAAGCATTAAATGGATAATGTTTCACGTGAAACATTAACCGTTGTCTATACCTCTATTACTATTATTTATAGCATCAGCTATTCTTTTTATAATCCAATTTAAACTTTGTTTATCTATTTTTCTAAAATACATTTTACCTTCTACAGTTACTCTTAATTCTAAAACACCTTCAATACATACAGCATCTACTATAAGATTATTTGTTGTATGTATTCCTTTTCCTGGAATAGGATCTAACATTATTTACCTTCTTTCTTTTTTTGTGTGTAATAATACCAAGAAGCCATATGTGCAAACACTATTATCCAATCGCTACTAGTTTTAGTTTTGCTAAAATCTCTCATAATATCTTGTGGATTAGCATCATTTTTAATTAAAGTTTCTAAAACTGTAACTGTTTCTTTAATAGCATCTAATTTATATAAAGCATCTAGTTTTTTTGGATCATCTTCAATTTGCAATGTATTTAGTCCAAAATTCATTTTTATCTATTTTTAATTCTTTAGCTATTTCTTTAGCTTTTTCATGTAATTCATCTTCTTCAGTATAAGATGTGGCTCTACGTGCATAAATAAAAGCTAAATTATTTTTTAGTTTTTGTATTTCTAACCATAAATTATTGTATTCTTTTTTAGGTTCCATATTTTTTTTCCATTTCTATACATTTTTCAGGTGTATATTTATTGGCTTCAAAATGTATATCTCTTTCTATAGGTAAATTTAAAGGTGGTATTTTAATTCGTTTTAATTGTGTCATGTCAATACTACCTATTTCTACTTCTTGTATGCTACAAACACCGTAGGCTATAGTTTCATCATCTGTCATAGATGTTATATACCATGTGCCTATACCACTAGGATTAAAGAGTTTAATAACAGCTTTTTGCATGTTACCTGTTCTGTTTTCTATTTCCCAGTTTTTGTTTAATTGTTTTTTTTGTGATTCTGTATATAATTGCATTATATTCTCCTGTTTGGTAGTGTTAAATTACACGAATGAGCTTCGTGTTGGGCGAAGGCTTAGAGGCTAGCGTGATGCAGTTTCTAAGCCTTCAAGTTTAAATTAAATCGTATTCTTTTATCTACTGATGTTTTATGATTATATAATTTTTCTATATTAACAAGAAAATCATGTCTGCTTCCTTGATTTTTTAATATAGAAGAAAAATTTTCTAACTTTTGTTCAAAGCGTGTCCAGGCAAAATCTTTTTCTCTAATAGCAAAAATCATAGCAGTTACAAAAGTACGTTTTTTATAATGCTCAAAATATTCTCCAATTTTATTAATTCTTTTAGCCATTAATTTACCTTGTTCTAAGTTTTTAATTTTAAATTTACCTTCTTTAAATTGTGAATTATGTTTAGAACTTCTTTGTGCGCCACCATCTAACATTTGACAACATTCATTAATACCAAATTTATATGTTCTATAAAACCATTCTAAATATACGTAATCTTCTATACCTAATTGAGCAAAAGAATTCATATAAGTTAACGGTGTCCAATTTTTTTGAACAGAATTAACTTGTCTTATATCTGCTAAATTAAAATCTTTTTTAATAATATATGTTACTGGTTTAGATAATATTTCATAAGCTTTAAGTCTATGTTGTCCGTCAACTACATTCATGTTTTGATCTACAATAATAGGCATAGCTAAATCTTTTTCTTTTATGCTGGCAACTAAATTGCCTACATGAGTATAATTTATAGGTCTATTACCTTTAATAAAAGTAAACAAACTATACCCAGTAGTTTTTAAGATTTTATTTGTCATAATTCTACTCCAATATCTTTTTCAATTAATTGTTCAAGTATTTTTTCAAAAACATCAATGGCAAAACTATTAAAGTTTTTTTCTAATGTTATTGGCTGTTCTGTTTGAACGCATAAGTATGTTTGTTTATTATTTTCATCTACGAGTGTAGCGTGAAAGGTGTTTTTGTTTCTTGACATACCTAAAACAACGGTTCTCTTTTTTTTAGATTTAGTTTTACCTTCAAGCCATAGGAGTTCAGTTCCTACATAGATTGTGGGCTTGATTAGCTTACTTATTCTAATTGCAGAGCTTTGTGTTTTAGAGGATTCCCACAATTCGTGCATTAAGTAAGCTTTCTATTTTTTAAGTGTTTCTATATGTTCTGCAATTTTGCCACGTGCTTTAAGTTTTTCTGAATCTTTAAATTCTTTAAAAGCTTCGTCTTTAGCTAATTTTTGTAAAAATTTTGTAACTTCATTTTTGTCTTTAATTTTTGTAGCGTCATCTACAATTTTTTGTAAATCTTCAGGTAATTTTATTTTAGCTGTTTGTTCTTCTTGAATTTCTATGTTTCTTTCATTTACATATTTATTGTCATCAAATTTACCTAAGAATACATCAGCATTAAAACCTAAATGAGATAAACCTTTAGTTAAAGCATCAGTCATAGCTTTTTTACCTGCATCATCATCTAATTGTCCTTTTTTATTGTATAAAGGAGCAATAGAACATATAGGGCCAAAACTATTAGCATGATCTTGTTGCCAAATACTTACAAATGCAATAAGCATTTTATCGTCTATTTTGTATTCTACATTATATCCCCAACCTATACCAACTGGGCCAAAAGCTTCTGTAGCACACATAATTTGAGAGTGAGCATCAATAGCTGTAAAGCCACGACCAAAAGATACAGGTTTTGTATGAGCAGGGTTAGTTTTACTAACTTGTTCCCATAATGCTAAGTTAGATTTCTTTTTTTCGTTATTGTAATAAGTCATTTATCCTCACTTTCTTTTCCATTTGTAAACATATTTTTTGATTCTTTTAAAAAATCTTCTAAATCGTTTTCTGTTATAGTTAAACGATTATTTCTGGCACGTTTTATTTGTATACCGTTACCAATAGCTATATTGGCTTGTTTTGGTACTAACGATTTTAATTCTTTTTCTGCATTTTTAAATTTTTGAACATAAGGTCTGTTAATTAGCCATGAAACAGCATGTTCTGTCCAAGCGTTAGATGATTTAGTTTTAGTCATATCTATAGTTTTAAGCATTGAATGATCTGGAACACCTATATTATCTTCATTAAAGTTTTTATATGGAGGCAATTTTTTTTCTACCATATTCCAAAACTTAATAGCTTTTTCTATGTAATGTCCTTGCCAATCATAATCAGCTTTAAACAGTTCCCATTTAAATGTACCGTAATGACCAAAGGTAACAGCAAATACAATAGATGTAGAAGTACTACACATCATATTATGTTGTAATTGTGGTGCATAGAAATCAGCTAATTCTGCAAATGATTTATTTCCAGTATGAAATTTAACTTCTATAGGTTGACGTGTAGAATCTGTTAAACCATCTAAATTACAACGCATAAATTTATATTCTTCATGTATACGTTCTAATGCTTTTTTGTATTTTTCTATGCTGTCGTTATCAAGTTCTGGTTTATATATAGGAACTTCTTTATTAAGTCTGTCTAAAGTTACATGTTCTGTAGCATTACCTAAAGCCATAAGAAATTTACTTCTCATATCAAATTTAGGTTCTTCTTGACCTGTTTTTTGTAGCCAGAGGCTATGCCAATCTTCTTGCGTACCATTAGCTATAATTCTGGCATCAGAGCCACCTATACCTAATTTTCTACGCTGTATTTGTTGTTCAGTTAATCCAGTATTCTTCATGATTTTTGATACCAATGCTCGTTAGGAATATGATCTAAATTATGCATATTATCCGTAGTTAATTGATTAATAACTTTAAGTATACCTTCTCGATGTTCTTTATCATCCATCTTTAAGCATACAGCAGTTAATGTTTTAATGATTTCGTTATTTTTTATTGCAGCATCTAGATCTAATGGCTGTCTTTCACGTTTTAATTTTTGTATTTGGTCATGTATATCTGACATTTCATGGTCTGACATCTCTCTACCTCCTTCGGTTAGATTAAAAATAGTATAACATATAAAAATAACATTGGCTTTTTTATTATCTTGTGGCATTATGTAATGTGAATTGACATTAATTCTAGAGCTGGGGGGCTTATGGAACAAGAAAACAGATTTTGTGAGAAATTAATCTCGCAATTTAGAAAACGAAGATATAAATTAGGGTTATCACAACCTCAAATAGATATTAAAACTGGTATTGCTGATGGACTTACAGCTAAGTGGGAAATTGGCTATAGAAAACCTACATTGTTTAATGCTTTTGCTTGGGCTGAATCATTAGATTGTGATTTAGTATTAAAACCTAGAAAAAAACAAAAATGATTTGTGGTATAGATCCAGGTTTAACTGGTGGCATAACATTTATGGGTAATAGTTTTTTTAATGTTTTAAAAATGCCGGTAAGTACACTACAAATAGCCAATAAAAAAACACGATATATTAATATTCTTGAATTAAGAGATATTTTTGTTCAACGTGTTGGTTTGCGTACTTGTTATATTGAAAAGCAACAAGCTATGCCACAACAAGGTTTATCTTCTACCTTTAAAACTGGTTTTGGTTATGGTATATTATTAGGTACTACGCATATTTATTTTAATCAAGTAGTAGAAGTTAGACCGCAACAATGGAAAAAATATTTTGGTTTATCTTCTGATAAAGAGGAAGCACGTAATTTAGCATCAGAGTTATATCCTGCGTATAAAGATCTCTGGAAACTTAAAAAACATGACGGATTAGCAGAATCCGTTCTCATTGCACATTGGGGGAAACAATATGGCAAATGAATTAACAGAAACACAAGTTACATCGTTAGATGTAGTACGTAAAAGATTAAATGAAGCAGTATTTATACCTGTACGTGATTTAAATAGAGAATCTGTAGATGATTATTTAGATGATGCCGAACAATCTATTCTGGTATTATTGCAAGGTGCAGGGCCAGAAAAGATTGCTAGAGGCATTGGATTTACAGCTAAAATGCTAGGATGTAAAGTACCTGATCCTTTTATGATGAAAGGTTTTGAAAAGTTATTATCAGATATTCCTAATGATTTATGGGAAAGAGGCGTTTTAAAATTGTTAGAAACACATACGTTTTGTAAAATACCAACACCTGGTGAATTTTTAGCACCAATTAGAGGTGAATGGTATGAACGTAAAGATTTATTAAAACGTATTCAGCTCCATAAATCACGTTTAGAATTGGCTGATAATTTAAACGATAGAAAACCTAGTAAAATCAAGAGGTTACAGTAACTCTAGCATTTCCATATCTACGTTTGTTATTAAATAATCGTTGTGTAATAGTCTGACATCGTATTTTGGGTTTTGGTCAAAGGTTCTGCCAATAATAATTGCTTTTTGGCATCTGCTTTTTTTATTATTGTCTATATAAGTAATTAAAACTTTATCATTGGTTATATATGCCATGATTAATTATCCTCTAAATCAAATTCTACTTTTATTTGATTGCTATAATCGGAATGGTGTCTACTACAAAAAGCTAATACTTCTGTTAGTTCATTACCATTATAAATATATTTTGTTTCATAAACTACAGTGTTAGTTATTTTAGGAGTTTTATATTTAATATGTTTATTTTGTTTATCGTTCCAATAACCTTCTTCTGTTTCTATTTTAGTAATTTTTACATTTTTCATAGTATACATAAGCATAATCCTTTTTAATGTTTACTTATTTTAGGCATTGGCTCTAGGTCATTATTTAATATACCTTCTGCTGTAATATTATTAGTTACAAACAAATGTTTTACTAAATTAAAGAATGAACTAGGTACATTTTGCATTTGTAATGCATCGTGTATTTGTAATAAAGCATCATCTAATTGTTTTAAATTAACATTGTTTTTAGATAATTCTTCACGAACTTGTTTATCGCTGGTCATTTCAATAAATCTATTTATATTATAAAATTGATCTACAGAAGTTGAATGTTCCCAGATACTACCTCCGTATTGTTGTTCTTCATTAAATTTAGTAATATCTTTATTATTGCTTCTATAAAAATTATTTTTTTGTAATGTATGAACAAGATCAGTTACAGTAATATCTAAATTTTTAGTTATAAGTCGTAATTCATTATCATATTTTGCTTTTGTTTCTTTTTCAACTTTTAGTAAACTATTGATTTTATTAGATATTTTATTAATTTCTAAAAACTTTTTATAATCTTCTGTTTTTTTTATAGTTTTTTTATTTATAATATCTGTATATTCTACTGTTAATTCTTCTTTTTTAGCGGCAATAATAGAATTTAATCTTTGTGACCAGTATTCTTTTTGGCTATTAGTAAGAGGTTTAGCGTTTGGTATTGTTTTAATTATTACTTTAGGGGCTTTCATATCATTCTCCTTCGATTGAGTTTTTTGGTTAAGTTCCAAGAACATATACACACTGTTATCCATAGAGGCGCACCTAGTACAGATACAAGTAGAGTAGGATTTATACCCATAACTAGTAGTATAAATAATATACTTATACTAGAAGCCATGTGGATAAGTATAAATGTACCTAGAAATGAGGCTTTACGTCTAAATGATGGTGTCATCTTTTGATTTCTCCATTATTTTTACCATTTTTTCTAAATCTTTATCATTAAATACAAGTTTTAATCCTGATTTTTTAAGCAGTGTAAATACATCAAGATCATGTTCGTCATGTGAATCTTGAGGACTTTCTTGTTTTTCTATATCTTTATCAGACATTTTACCCATGAGGCAATCTCCTGTAAGTTATTGTTTTTATAGGCTTTTTTATCAAATTATTGTCCAGGAATAAACTTAGTCTAGCTTCTCTGGAATATAAATAATTATAGCTAGATACCTTTACTATAGCTACAGCTGGAAGGAAAGCACTACAAGGAAAACTTTCCTCCCAATTCCTTTTGTAGGTGTTTACATCACTANNTTNNAGTNTNTAACTNACTANAAAGGAATATCGTCATCAGGTATAGATTGTGGATTAGTGTTAGATGTTTGAACTGTAGCACCTTTACCTTTAGTGCTAACAAGTTTAAGTTGACCACCAAAACCTGATATATTAATTTTCATGCGTGTTAGCATTGGAGGCTTACCATCAGAACTTTTTAAAGTTTTTGATTCGTAGCTGTCCATTTTAGGAAATCCTGATACTAAAACAGTAGCACCTTTTATCTATATAAGGCACAATAACATTAGATACTAAAGCACCAATAGCGTCTACAGTATACCAATGTGTTGTTTCTTGCATTTTGACCTGTTCTAGTTTTGTATTTTTCAGTAACAGCTATATTAAATGAAGCTCCTTGTGTATCACCAACAGTTCTTACTATTGGTTTTGCACCTACGTTACCTAATACTGTGATATTTGCGTATGACATATGAGTTTACCTTTCTATTTTAAGTTGTTGAAATATACGCTTAATTATTCTACATTGGCTTAACTGTTTGACCAAGCTAAACCAATGCAGTCTTATTGAGGCATCACGTATAACCTCATCTGATAGGATAGCGACTTGTATACATAGTACCTATCTGAATTAAAACAGACTTCGCTGGTTACTGTAAG